GGCGTACTTCTTTTTCTTGGTATGCATGGCGTGCCTGTTGGCTAGGATCGTCCTATCAATACGGTTCCCGCATGCATAGCATCCCAGCATATAGGTGACGTGGAAGAAATCTCCCAGGCTGGTAAGCAGCATCAGGCCGTGGCATTTAGGGCAGTAGGGTTGCATATAGTCCTCCAGGGTTTTGGGTTATGTTCGTGCCTGCACTTAATATATAGCCTACTATATAGATAAAATCAAGCAGGTATATGGTTTTACTTCTCAAGCATATCAATAGGTTACAATTTCAATGCAGGCTATATAGAAGAAGTATAGCGGGATTCATCTGGAACGTAGGGCATCTCGATAGAGCGGTTGGGTCAGAGGGTTTTGTAGATGGCAATGACCTCGCTCTTCATTTGATTGACTGTCACACCTAATTTCCCAGCAGCCCATACTGCAAAAGCCTTCAGGAGTTTACTGTTGTTAAAATCCTGTGTCGCACACTGGTCTATATAGTCGGCAATGTACGCGGAGATTTCTGCACCGCTGGCAGGACGAATGCCGGTCACGGCGTCATAGCGCTCCGTCTGCGGGTTAGGATGCCTTGCGAGTTTGATCGATCCTTCGGTTGCGGCATTGAATGGCATCTCGCACGGCCCGCCGCGCAGAAACATGCCGTTGCTCAACAGATAAATCCATGTGAAAAACATATCCCCCTCCTACCACGTAAAGGTTCCGATATAGAGGTTCAGCGTCCCGACTTGCACGATGTACATCATGGCCTGATATTCACTTACGTTGAGCATCCCTAGAGTGCCTGCTTCTGTGGCGCCAATGAACTGGCGTATCATCCCCGCACGCTCGTCAGTAGACGTCACCGTGAGGTCTGTCGTGGTCAATCCTCCAAACGCGACGTGGGATGCGGAGCCGTTGTAGCCGAGCAATTGTATCGTCCCGCCTACAGGAGGAATAAATCCAGCCAATGAGAGCAGATCCGGCGTCGTCGAGGTGAAGGCCCCGATCTTGTACACACTATCGTATCCGTAGAAGATGCGGCGATCGCTCTGCCTGAACGGCTTAAAGTTCGACCCCGCATCATTAAATACATACCCGAGTTTCGCATAGGCCGTGTAGCCGGCCGGCAAGGTGAGGGCGGTATCGTTTTCCGTCATATACACTTTGCACGTCTGATCATGGGCAGAATTCTGCGTCCATGTTGATGTATCGGAGTCAAACAGGCACTTGAGGCCGCGTGCATAGGCCGCAGCCGTACTGTCCATGCGCCAGCCGACAAAATGTGTGGCGCTGACTGTGTAGTCTCCGTACATGACGATATGATAGGTGGTCGAAGCCGAGATCGAGGCTGGCGTACGGAACGGGATGCGTACCCAGGTCGCTGTCGCGGTCAGCCTTGCTGACGAGAGCTTATCCGATGTCGCCAGGGGAGTATTATCGGGGACGCCCGCGTTGTTGGATTCTATGGTAAACCAAAACTGTCCAGTAGGAGATCCAGTCTTGTCGAGCTTCACGTCGATGAATTCTAGTTTTCCTGCGATATCGACTTGAAAGCTTTGTGAGATACGGACTGTAGAATTGTCTACGGCCGACCTCAACCCCTGCGTCGCATCCTCACCGGCACTAATATCCTCATCAAATGCATAATCCTTGGAGCGATGCAACATCAATGCCTTGGTCTGCGAGGTCGGGTTGTAGATGGCGTGGATTTCATACCAGGTGGACGCCTGCTCTGCTCCAGTGTCCTTGCCTCCGACGCCGGTGGCCGTGATGTCTGCTTCCAGATCGTTCCAGTCCAGGACCTCTCGCCCGTCACTCATGATAATCGCATCGGCATGCACCAGCCGTACTGCCTGTGCACTGATTGTGTAGTCCGGGCTAGTCTGTACAAGCAATCCCCTGAACGTCTGAGATGGCGAGAATGTGGCCAGCTCAACCAGCGTCGCCGCCGTCGGCACCTGGATCATCTTATAGACTTTGCCGGTGGTATTCTTGGTCGATGCGCCAATACCTTCCTGGCCGCGTGTCACGGTGAAGAGATCTCCGCTTTTTGCCGTGACAAGAACGATTTCGCGGTTCGGGTCATCAGCCGGATCGGCATAATCTGTTGCGTTCCACCACACGGCTGGATAGGGGAACGTCGAGGAGAACCGTGAGCCGTGCCCGGTTGTTACGACAATGCTCGTCGCGACGGCATCATAGCCGGTACTGACAGTCGCTTTTCCGAAGTTGACAATTGGTGTCGCCATACAATCCCCTTACCATTCAACGAGAATAGTTCCGTTTGCTCCGCCGGCTCCGTTTCCGCCTGGAAGGTTTCCTGAGCTTGGTCCTGCGGTCCCACCGACACCACCGATCGCGCCTCCGCCGACGGTAACAATGCCTCCCAGTCCAGAGCCGTGCATCCCGCTGGCTCCGTTATTCAAGAATCCTGGAGAAATGAATCCCTTGGTGCCTCCATAGGCTTCGACAATAGAAATCGCTCCGAGGAACACGGTGGTAGGCGTCGCATCTGTTCCATTTGTCGGGAATGGGGTAAACCCGCTGCACCCTTGATACCCTCCGACTCCGCCAGCCCCAGGTGAGCCTATAAACGTCGTGAGGATTTGCCCTGGATCCACAATCACAGACGCCACAGCCTTGCCACCGTTCCCCCCGTTCCCACCATAGGACCCCAGTGCAGGACCACACTGCCCTTGCCCGCCTAGGGTCCACCAGGTCGTCCCGCCTCCACCACCACCGCTTGGCGCAGTGGCCGTGATGGTGAGGACGTATACCCCGGCAGGCACGACGAAGATATCTGCCCCTGGCGTCGTGAACAGTTGGGAGCTGTGAGGAATTTGCGTATAGATGGCGATGGTGATTTTCCCGGCCTTGACGATCTTGATCCATGACTCATAGGCCCTGCGCTGGACGTTGGACAGGACCAGTTCCAACATATACATAAGATTGTGGCCGCTGTCTGCGCTGATCGTGACGCGCTGGATGAGCCAGGTACCGGACACGCCCAAGCTCGCGATGTTCACAGTGGCAAATTGCCCTGCCCTAAATCCATATCCGCGTATGCGACATCGTAAGATCTGTTGAGGGAGCCCATAGGTAGAGAGGCTGATTTCAGCAAACGTCCTGGCGAGCAGTTCGCAATCGTCAGCGCGATTACTCAAGGGGTGTGTGATTTCATCATAGAATTCATATCGTCCGGTGCCGCCTTCTATCGCCGCGCGTTCAGTGATTTGATCGGCATTGGTTTTTTCTATGCGAGTGATATTCGCGTCTTCTGACGATGCAGAATTCGGAGTCCCTGTGACTTGAACAATCTGCACGTTTCGGTATTGATCGCGGTCCACCGTGATATCGGCATCCTCTACCGTAGTGAGGTCAAGGAGTATCGGTGCAGCGGAATTGGTGGAGGCTTGCATATTGATGGTTTTATCAAATCCGAGCCAGAAGGTTTGCCCGGTGGCTCCAGCGAGGTCGCGCAGGAGGTCGAGGGCTGAGACGCCTCGCGCGTCTAAGAGCGGAACATTCAAATCTACATCAAGAAACCCAATGGAGAGCCCCTCCCCCAGCAGTTCATTGTCGAGGAGTGATTGAATAATATTCCGCACTGAAAAATTCGAGAAGTTACGAATGATTTTGTTCCGCACCAGGATTCTTGACCAGTCGATCGCCTGGCATTCAAACATCCGTGCTGTCTGTGTATTATTCGTCGTCCGTTTAACCCGCTCGATAGTTCCCTCAAAGAGCACCTGGTCATAGTAGACAATCTTACAGATATCACCAGCCTTGGGGTTGATGGGACTGTTGACGATGGTAAATGATGCACTGACCTGCTCGCCGTTGGTATCATCGATCTCCAGGCTGTCTTCCCTAAACGAATCAATGAGATTCACATTATTAATATCGACGCGCAGGCTGCGTACCGTCCAGGTATCCTGAGAACTGACTGCCATGAGTGATTCGTCCATCGGATAATACGCGACCGGAGCATCAGCCAGGACAGCAGACTGATACGACGGTGCATCGCCACGTGCGGCATAATGCGCAGCAATCCTGGCGGCACTCAGTGCGCTTGGATAGACGGCGACCTGACTTATGCGCCCGTTCAACCAGGTATTCACAAGGCGGCAGCGTGCGATGTCTAGTCCGTTGTTAGCCCCTGCATATGTATGTGCTGTAGGGCCTAACGTCAGCACACCGTCAACATAGCCCCTGACATT